CGGTGACTCTTTATTTCTTAAAGAGTCAAGCGATCAGTGCTTTCGGTGGATTACCCGTTGAAGTTTTCGCCATCCTCGGCATCCTTAAAGTGGGCCAGTGCATCAGCATCGTGACCAGTGCCATCGCTGCAAAATTGCTGTTGGATGGCCTGACCGGCGACACCTTCAAGCGCTGGGTGGGCAAGTAAAAATGCTGTACCTCATCACGGGCGCGAACGGTGCAGGCAAGACCCTCAATACTCTCAAGTGGGTTCGAGAAAGATCGGTCAAAGAGGGCCGCCCGGTATGCCACAACGGGCGCTTTGAACCCGTTGAGGGTGGGGAGTTGGAGAGCTGGAAAAAGATCGACGCCAAGGACTGGCAAGCGCAGCCAGACGGCACCATTTTTCTGATTGATGAGTGCCACAATGATTTTCCGCTGAGACCACCCAGCAGCACGCCGCCGGAGCATGTGCGCATGCTCGCAGAACACCGTAGGCGTGGCTTCGATTTCTATTTGGTCACCCAGCATCCCCAGAACATTGATGCATTCGTGCGCCGCTTGATCGGTTCACCTGGGTGGCACCGGCACCTTAAACGAACCTTCGGTGCCGACCTCGTCAGCGTGTTGGAGTGGCCCGCTGTCAACCCCAATTGTGAGAAAGACGGTTCAGGCAAAACGGGCACCGTGACCATGCAAGCCTTCCCCAAAGAGGTTTACGGCTGGTATCGCTCGGCCAGCCTCCACACCGGGAAAAAGCGCATACCGAAGGCGGTTTGGATGCTCGGAGCCTGCGCGCTGCTTGTACCCGCTTTCGGCTATTTCGCCATCACCGGTGTCTATGGCAATGTGACCAAGCACGCAAAGCCAGCAATGCAGAACGAAAGCGCAGCACCAGGTCAAACGCCACTTCAGCAGCACCAGCAGCCCGTACAGCCCAATCGCAAGCTGACCGCTGATGAATACGTCACTGAACGCGTTGCACGCCTTGCCGACTTCCCGCACACCGCACCGGCCTATGACGATGTGACCAAACCCACAGAAGCGCCATACCCTGCGGCCTGTGTCCAGATGGGCAAAACCTGCAAGTGCTACACGCAGCAGGCAACGCTATTGCAGGTAAGCGGCACAGTGTGCCTCCAGATCGTCGCTCAGGGCTTTTTCATGGATTGGAAAAGCGCCAAGGGCGAATACAGCCCGAAAGACCGTTATCAGCAGCCTATCCAGCAGCAGCAAGGCCAGCAGGTGGCCCATGCTGACCCTGTTCGATCTGTCCCAGTGCCCATGCCAGCCGCACGATCTGAGCCACCTCAAAATCATTACCTGCAAGGCCTTGCCGCTCGTAATGCACAGGTTCGCTCAAGCCTGACCCAATAATTCAGCAAAGCCACCGGCATGCCTCCTTCACCAGCTTGCCCAGCTCGCGCACCTTTTTCGCCAGCTCACGCGCCCAGCTCGGCGTGGTCTTGCGCACTGGATAGGCCACCCGGCCCGCTGCCTTGAATGCTGCGCCACGCTCGGCCCTGATTGCCCGCATGAGCCGCGTCGTAGGCCGCGACGTAGCCCACACCAGCAAGCGCCCGAACTGCAAAGGCATCTGAAGCGCCAGAGCTTCTGGAAATTTGCGGTAGTTGCTTGCAATCATGGTTTTCTCCTTCAGGTGTACCGGGCCTCTAGATTCCGAGCCGGTACAACATTTGTCTGTTGCCCGTGCAAGCTGGCCTTGCTTGCACCGTTCCTCTGAGTTCTTCGCCGTGCCTTTAGCGTTATCGGGATTGGTTGTCGGAGGGGGGAAGTTTTGTAAAGCGCAGCTTTATGAATACCCCCTGGAGACAACCAAAGCGCGAAGCGCGTTCCTGATTTAGCGTAGGCCGAAGAGGCGAAGAAATCTGAGGAATGGTGTAGGGCACTACTTCACACGGGCAACGGACGCCGCGCGGCGAGCGCCTCAAGCTGCGAAGCAAGCTCAAGTTATCGACGGCCTTTGAAAACACTTAGCCCATGAAAAAGGCCCCTGAATCGGGGCCTTTTTTGATAGCATAAAGCTGAGGAAGTGTCGAAATCTATTTAACCTTTCTATACATCGTATCAAGTCAACAACGCTCTGACTCGATGAAAAGATCGCCTGTGCGCTTGCTCCAGCGGAACCTATTGCCGCGCCAGTCGCTAGAAAACCCTTTCCCAGTGCACGCATAAGGCGGTCGCCTTTAGGCGTTCCCTCCCACCGCCAAACCATGGCCCGCATTGCCCATGCATTCGCGTCTAGGCCCGCAATGCTTGCGATTATTGCTACATCTTCAGGAGCGCAACGCTTCCGACCGTGACGCCAGTCACTCACTAGGGTGCGAGAAACGCCCATTGATGTTGCTAGTTTTCCATCACTCCCGCACACTTTTGACGCATTGCCAATTAGGGTTTTCACATCTTCTAAGTTCATATAACTGTTCTCCTTTTTGGGTATAGTCCGTTGCACTAAATCTTTAGTACGGACTTTACACCTCATGCATCGAATTTCCAACGTAGCCTTTTTTCGTCTCTATGAGGGGCCGGTGCTTGGTCTTGCTAATGGTCAGCAAGTTTTGGCAAAGGTTCAAGTCGAAATTCTTTCTCCTGTCAAGTTTGATGGTCGTTGTGTTGCTGCTTTGGCTCTTGACAATGCGGCTGCTCGTATGCGTGGGGAGATTTCTCATGCTTCCTGATACCACGACTCGCAATTACGGCGCATGGCTGTCTGTCGCCGATTTCCTGACCCTGCAAAACCTTCGTATTGTCCTGGCTGCGCGTGCGTCGGCGCCCGTAAAGCGCAGCGCGGGCGCCGACGAAGGCGCGGGCCTTTCAACCCTCCCCGATGGTAATCACGGGGAGATCACTGAGGTCGTTAAGGCATGACCCGTCCTAGCGCCCTTGTCCTTGATGGCAACGAAGTAAGGCTCCGGCTCCAGGCTGAACGCAATGCCACCGGCTCCGCTGTGCATGTTGATTGGCTCCGGTTCACGATGAATCTACGTCATGCGCCAACACCCAGCATCGACGACTTGTTTCCGCAAAAAACTGTTTTTGCAGACGATCAACGTAACCGCGCCAAGCTTTACAAAATTCTCCGCGAATTGCCTGATGCTGATTTCGCTGCCAGCGCCCAGGCCAAAACCCTTGCGGAGCAGGTCTGCGACTCCCTCGGGGTCGGTTTCACTGTCTATCCTGAACTGCGCAAGGGGCATGATTTCTATCGTTTCCGGTGGTCGATCGTGCGCAATGATGCTGAGGTCGGCTGGGTCGGCTTTTTGAGTTCTGGCGACTCTCCGCGTCAAGCGGCCCAGTCGAAAACCATCCACTGCAACCTGTACGGCGCTGCCTGCACCTTCGCCCGTCCTGGCTGGTCAAAAGCCGTTGCAAACCTCATTGACCAATCGTGTGCAACTATTACTCGCTGTGATCTTGCGTTGGACTTCTTCCAAGGCTTTGCCGGTGGCATGGAACGTGTCAAAACCGACTATGAAGCCGGTTCTATGAACGTTAATGGCCGTCAACCCAAATGCAACCTTCTTGGCGATTGGTGCAATCACAAAAGCCGTTCGTTTTACTTCGGCTCGAAAGAGGCGGGCAAGCAAACGAACGTCTATGAAAAGGGTCATCAGCTTTTCGGAGAAAAAGACCCCACGCAATGGCTCCGCGTCGAGCTTCGCTACGGCAATAAGCTCCGTGTTCTGCCCTCTGACATCCTTCGTCGCCCTGCTGATTTCTTTGCTGGTGCCTCCGACTGGCATTCCCTCATGCTGCTGGAAGCTGATGCCGTTGCAGAGCCTGAAAAGGTCACTGTGACCACGAAAAGAGCCTTGGAAACCATCCGGGCCGAAGTCGTCCGCAACGTCCGTTGGCTGCGTGAAACTGCCGCGCCATCCGTCGCTGCTGCCTTCCAGTTTCTCGGCTCTGAGTTCTTGGAAATTGTGTCGCATCAGAAAGTACCCGGACGCCTTCAACGCTTTTCGACCGATGAAATTCGTGACGCCTACAAGGCCGCTTTTTCTCATGTTTCATCCGGCATCAGCACTGGCCCTGCTGCTTACGCCTTCACTTAATCGGCCAAGAAAGACTATTCATGAAAATGCAAAACAAGGCCGTCTTGCACGGCATCAAGACCAGCAAAGGCGACTATGAGGGCCGTCCCTTCGATTCGACTACTTCCCATCTGAGCGTGGACATTGCCGCCAGCCAATCCGGTGAAAGCATCGGCGTTGTTACCCGTCCTTTCAAGTTTGGCGATTCGACCGAGTTCCAAAAATGGGCGCACCTCAAAAACGCATGGCCCCTCGGCGGTGTCATGTGTGATTGTGAATTTGATGTGGTTGCCGGTGCTGACAACTCCGTCAAGCTGACCCTGCTTGGCATCAAACCTTCCGCCACCGGCAAGGCTGCATAAATGCGGTTGCTCGTCCAGTCCAAAGCCTCGGGCCGGTTCCTCTG